ACCTTACAGTTCTTCTAGACGTTTCATCGAAGTTGCTTTATAACCCATTGGGAGATAAAGACTTATAGCCTCTCCACGTCTGTATTCGACATACTCTGCCGAAGAAGGTTTCTAAAAAACCTTCAAAACTAACCCTCTTATTGGTTTTCTAAGAGAGATAAAGGTGTAGAGTTCTTACGGGTTCTACACGGTTATTTATAGTGATTTAAATTTGTCAACTATACATCCAGTTTCTTAAAGAAGGGAAGGTGGTAGCGTCCCCATTGTTCATTCTCATACCGGTGAATTCTAATCTTGTTCATTCTAGTTCTCCCCACTAAATAATCAAAATTGAACCCCCAGGAGTCCAAATGTCTGACACAATCTTTTGTTCCATAGCGTCTTTTAGAGATCCCGAACTCGTTCCTACCTTAAAGTCTCTCTTGGCCAATGCTAAGAATCCTGATAACCTACATCTTACCATCTTTCTTCAGAATGGCACTGCAGAACCCTTTGAGATTGATCAACTAAAAGAATATAAAGCAGACCCTAGATTTACCATTCTTGAAATCCCCTATGATCAAACTAAAGGTACCTGCTGGGCTAGGGCTACCATTCAAGATCACTTCTCAGAAGAGGATTGGTATCTTCAACTGGATTCCCACCATAGATTTGTTCAAAATTGGGATAGTCTCTGTATCGACATGCTTAAAGAATTACAGGCAGCTGGGTACCCTAAACCCATGCTAACCACCTATTTACCTTCCTATAATCCCTTTAATGATCCAGAAGGTCGGGCTCCCGAGTGCTGGCGGTTAGACTGGGATAGATTTATTCCCGAATCTCCTTTCTTTATTCTGCCATCTTCTATGACAGAAGAAGAAATGAAAACTCCTCTTCTTTCAAGATACTTCTCTGGACATTTCGTCTTTGCTCCGGGATCTTATATTAAAGAAGTTCCATATGATCCTAATCTGTTTTTCCATGGAGAAGAAAGTTCAATGGCTGTAAGATCTTGGACTTGGGGGTATGATCTATTCTGTCCAAATCAACAGATCGCTTTCCATGAATATACTAGAGATTATCGAAAGGGATTAAAGGTCTGGGATGGAAATAGTAGATGGGTTGAATTGAATAAAAAATCACATGAACGACATAGAAAACTGTTTGGGATGGATGGTGTAAAGAATGATATTGATTTTGGTCCTTATGGTCTAGGCCCTGTTAGGACTCTAGCCGAATACGAGAAATTTGCTGGAATTCGATTCAGAGATAGATCCGTACAGAGATGGACTCTAGACCATAAACCTCCACCAAATCCTAATGACCATTGGAGGAGTGAAGAAGAATACAACAATTCCTTTGAACCCATATTCAGACATTGTATAGACATTCACAAGTCGCAATTACCACTTAGAGACTACGACTTTCTGGCTGTTATCTTTAAAGACGCTGAAGGAAATGAAATTTTCCGTAAGGATGCTCAAGAGTATGAAATTAGAGAATTTTATCAGACACTTCAGAACAAAGATTGGGTAAATCTTTGGAGAGAATTTCATATGCCTTGTTTACCTGCAACATGGGTCGTTTGGCCACACTCCCGATCTCAAGGGTGGACCCCATGTCCTTTAGAGGGTAAGCTTGTCGACACCATATCCTGAAGACACACTATGAATTCTAATATCACATTAGTCACTGGTTTATATGATATGGGAAGGGGTAACCTGGCTTCTTCCTTCAAACGGGACTTTCAGTTCTATCTAGATAGATTTAAAGAGCTTTTGGAAACCACCTCCGACTACCCTATGGTGGTCTTTACTGAACCGAAAGTAGTTCCATTGATACAGTCTATCAAAGGGGCTAAAAACCCAAAGATGGTTCAGATAGTCGAAAGATCCAGTTCCGAGTTTCTAGATTGGTTTGAATTCTCCAAAAAGATTAAACAGTTGCGAGAGAATCCTTCCTGGTATAGTCAGGTACCCTGGCTTGAAGAATCTCCTCAAGCTAAATTAGATATGTATCTTCCATTTGTGTTAGGTAAGATGTTTATGTTATCTGATTCGTCAATTATGGATCCCTTTTCAACAGAATATTTTTTGTGGATTGACGCAGGAATCACTAATACCGTACATAAAGGTTATTTTAGTCATGATAAAATCCTAAATCGATTGGAACCATATCTAGATCCATTTCTATTTCTAACGTTTCCATATTCTACTGGACCTGAGATTCATGGATTCCAACGAAATGCGATGAATAATCTATGTGAAACGCCTAATGTGGAATTTGTCTGTCGAGGTGGATTTTTTGGTGGAAAAAAAGAGTCAATTCAACAGTTTAATGGACTATATTATAGTCTACTGTCGTCAACACTAAATGCAGGTCTATTAGGTACAGAGGAGTCCTTGTTTACAATCCTAGCTTATAGGAATCCTACTAGTATCAATATGTTCATGCTTCAAGAATATGGAATGATTTCAAATTTCTGTGAATCAGTAAAGACGGGTAAGGGATCTTTTGTAGACACTAATCGTATTAAACACCAGTCTTTAATAGAGAGTCATTCAGATATAAAGCAATTAGCTCCACCGGATCTTAAGAAATCGGATCCATTAGATTTCCTAATAATCTACTGCCTAACCTTTAATTTTCCAGATCAACTTAAGCATACCTTACAGACTATAAAGACAAGTTACCCAGATATATTTGATAAACCAACCTGGGTATTAGTAGATAACTCTACCTCAAATGAAGCTAGAGTTCAGAATAAACAACTAGCTAAAGAACTTCATTTTAGATATGAATCCCATGGTAATCTTGGAATCTGTGGTGCTAGACAATGGGTAGCTGAAGACTTTTCATCCCATCCAGAATTTCAGACTATGCTGTTCTTTGAAGATGATATGACTCTTTGTGACAAATTTACTCCTCCATGTAGATCTGGATTTGTAAGGTATGTTCCAAATCTAATAAGAAAATCCATTTCTATTCTCTACAAAGAAAATCTTGACTTCCTTAAGCTTAGTTTTTCAGAATTCTTTGGAAGTAATGAAAAGGCATGGGCTTGGTGTAATGTTCCAAACGAACTGCTACCAGACTTGTTCCCGGAAAGACCTGAGAGAATAGATAACGATCTGATGCCAGCTACCCACTTTTCAGCTATTAAAACTTTTGATGGGCTTGCCTACGCATTGGGATTAGTTCACTATTGTAATTGGCCTATTCTACTCACACAGGAAGGATCCAAAAAAATTTATTTAGATCCCATTTTTAGATTTCCTCATGAATCTACTATCATGTCTCACACCTATCAAAGACAGGTCAAAGGAGAGATCACAGGGGGAGTGTTATTAGCTTCCCCTGTTGAACATCATCGGTTCCAACATTATCCAGCAGAAGAGAGGATAGAATGTCTATAACCTATTCGTATTGTGGACTATCTATAGAAAGAAAAATGATTCGTGAGTAGGTAATCTAAAGAAACTACGTTTAGCCGACTTAGGAAATTTAGTTTAATCAATAACTATTAAAAGAGGTGAACTACCGCGCTGCTAAAGATAGCGCGGATTCTTGAACCCTTATTTATCCTCCTAGAATCTTAAGATATGTTTTACCTTAATTACTAGTCTTAACGGACAAAGTTTGATTACTACCGTATACAATATTCTAGGAGAGTCAGAGACTCTCCCACTGTTAAGCTACCAACCGATTAACCTTATTAGAAGGTCCTACCGATTGGTAAGAATACTTCACGGTAACACATCTCCCTAACTTCGGGAGAGGTACGTTCACGGTGCAAATACCTTGATTTCTCAAAGTATAATATTTAAATTTAAATATTATACTTGGTTGTCCTTGACTAATCTGGGGGAAATTCATCCGCTGGACTAAAGAACCAGCGGATGAATTTCCTCAAACTTCGATAAAAGCCTTTCTAGATAGGGATCAGGAATATGTAAATTAGACTGGTTTCAAATCAGAAAGATCTATCTTTCGAACATTTTTGATTACTTTTGGATCCAAAATTAAGATCTCAGACATCTCATTATCCAGTCTAACTAATTGTCTATCAATTCCACGCTCAGTATTAGCAATCATCATTTTCTCCAATCCAGGAGTAATTTGGGTTCTTGGATCGTCATCTATAATGGTATTATAACCAAGAGATAACCAGATATTTTTCCAGGATTCTTTCTTGTCTATAGAGAAAAATATAATGGTTAACCAAAGTTTCCAGGCAGGATGATCGATATCTAGAGGCTTCTCCCCTTTTCGATAGATTGAATAGTAATTATGAATAAACTTATTCATAGCTTCGATATACATATCTGGAGTTATTCGGGTAGGTGTGTCGATCTCTGAAAAATCTAAATTGGCTGTCAATGCCTCTATAGTCATTTCTGGGTCTATTTTTTGATCCGTATCTAGAAGTATACTAGCCAAACTGGATATCTTTGTTCCATCTGGAAGTACTATTGGCAGTGGACCATATTTAGTCTGTAAGGATTTGTCTGTCGATAGGCTACTGACTGGACTTCCCAGTTTTTTGATAATTTGTTCGTCTCTAATCAGATTAAGATATTTTGAAATACAGATCCAAATAAGCTTCTTAATTTGGTCTGGAAGAGTCCTTATTTTAGCGGGACCTAACTTACTGTTTTCTAAATAGTCCGTAAAAGTTAATTCTAAATTCTTCCTTTTATTGGTTATCTCTATGTGACTTTTCCACAAGGCCCCTAGTCTGTCACTGAATGTTGGTATATTTTTAGGGAGACTAATATCCAGTTTTCCAAATTCTAAATGGTCTAGGATGTCACCTTGAAGATCTAATGCTAACTTGGATGTCAGAAAATTAAATCCTTTATTTTTTAGGGTTAGAATATCTTTTTCATAACTTTTCTCGTTATAAGTTGATACTCTAAATACAGATGATCCTTCTGGACAGTCTATTAGATAAGCATATTGCCTTCTTTGCCATAAAGATCCCGTATTGCGCAAATGTGCAAGATCTTTGAGAAACCAGAAAAATAACGCATCTTTAGGTTTCAGTACTGAAATTCCAAATTTGGATCCAACCACTTCATTATTAAATGCACTTGCAAAACCACGAAGATTAGACTGGGGGGGGAAAACATCAGAATTTGAAAAATGGATAAGAGTTTTTCCCGGATTCTTTAACAGATCCGATAATTCGGTTTTATCAATGTTAGTGATGGTCTCAACCAAAAAAGTTTTAAATTGTTGGAATGATATCATTTAATGGTTACTCTATTAAAGTTAGTGATCTGAATCTTCATATTCTCCTGAGTCGAATTCATATTCAGAAATTAGGTCAAATGTTGGATAGTTCACAAAAGTTGAATCCGCTGATGCAGTTCTATTCACTTCTAAGGTGTATATGGGACTACAAAATGCTGGGGTATAAGATGGAGATTCGAACGTCAATGTGGTATCTTCCACTGTGAAATCTTCAACCTGTCTAAATTCGAGATCATTGTAATCAAACATGGCTAAGGTATATGTTTGAGTTGCACCTTCAAGATCTAATATCATATACCCTAGTGTTAATATATCAACAGAATGGGTCGCACCAATATTTATTGGAGTAGAATCTAAACTTGATTTAGGCCTAAATGATAGATTATTCTGGGTAAAAGTCAGGCTATTTGATGATACGGTTAGTTCGAATGTAAACCGCCTTCGAAGTGTAATTCTAAAATATACATAGTCAGTCACAAAAGTATTGGCTGGGAATGTGATGTCTAAGACATTCACGAAAAATTGGTTATATGGGTTTTGTTGTGGATTAAAATCTGGATTCTCTTTAACGACAGAATAAGTAGACTCAAAATCTGTCGATAACGAATAATCCCCAGGTTCATATCCATAGTCTATAGATACTGTGAACTGGTCATCTAGATATTCCTTTTCAGAAAGATATAACATAAAGGAAAAGTCGGATTGAAGATCGTCGATATATTTTATTTCTTCAATAATTTCATCGACTTGGAATATCAGATCTGCTGAATTTGGGATTTCGGTCTGGACCACCTCTAAGTCGTGTCCATAAACCGTGTCTATTATTGACCAATTATCACTTAAGACTTCAGTCTCAGTTACCCCATCCTTATAAAATAGCTTGAGTATTTTATCCGATGGTATATCTATTGGTAGACTTGGAATTTTAAGGCCATATAGTCTCTGGCTAGGTACCGATATGTCAACTGAAAATGATAAATTCAACCGATTTAGTATCATAGTAGTTTATTCTATAGAAGGTGGTGCGGATTGATCTGCTTCAGATTTTCCCGGAGAATTATTATCATTGCGTTCGTCTATTAGTTTATTCTTTTGAGTTACCACGCATGACCGATTATCCCAATGAGTCTGTCCTTCTGGGACTGTATGAGTACAGGTTACCCCATTAAGTAATAATCCTCTGACCTTGCCTTTACACATGGTTCCAGACCCAGCCACAACACCATTTCCAGATACTTCTTGTTTGATTATGGAAGACCCAGTAATGAATGCCTTATCATAAACTTTTCCACTAATCACAGATGAATTTTGAATTATTATTCCACCTTTTATGATAGCATCTTTAATAAAAGCATTTTCTAAGATAACAGGTGAACCAGAAATGTTCGTGGCTTCTATCGAAGCGTGACCTCCAATATAAGGACTATCTTTGATAATACAATCTTTAATTTTACAACTATTCGTTAAAAATGCAGAACTCCCAGCCATAAAATTTGAATCCTTGATTGATATACCTTTGGAAAATATCTGAGTCGACCCTAAGAAATTAGTTCCCTTTATTGTGCAGCTACCCTGTATCCTAGTGGGACCATTAAATTTACAACCTTCTATATCTACTCCTCCAATTAAATCACAACTTGATGAAAAACTACAACCTCTAATAGCTATCTTCTCCTGATTAAGCTCTTTTGGGTTAAAAAATAGAGTAGGTGCCATGATTGTTAAACCATTTAAGTCTAAGCCTGTTCCTATAAACCTTGCTCTAGCTTCAGCCTGAATTCCAGATAATATTCCATCCCCAAAGATGTAACAGTTCTTTAAATTACAACTTATAATAGATAACGGTCCTTCTGCGTATATTGTACAATTCTCTAATTTAGAATCATTAACTATTATGGATCCATACTTTGCAAATAAAGAGGTTCCAGAATTTATTTTAGACCCGATGATTTGAATTTTACTATCATCATCAAACTGCATATAATAACCAACAATACTGTCTCTATTCTTCCACTTATAAGCATACGTCTTTCCAAATCCATCACCGAAGTCTATCAATTGGATATTTCCAGGTATCTCTTTTACTGGAAATTCTCGCAACTTTTGATTTAAAAAGTTAAATCGGCGCAAAGGTACATCATATTCTGGAGGAACTCCTTTTCTGGGATTGTCTAAATCTCTTTTTTTAGTAACATCAAAAGTCGAATTCAGTTTGAAATCTTTTTCTTTTAATTCCAACCCAGTGAATCTATTATCGTGGAGATCATTATAGTGTGGAAACGGTGTTACTTCACTCATACGTATTCGCCTTCCATCATTGTAGGTTTAGTAGGAAGTTTTGCTTCACTAGGGTAGTCGGGTTGTGAAACCTCAAAATCCGGACATTCGGGTGGTTCCAAGGACGCCAAACTGGATAGATCTATTATATTAGCTGTCACAGAGGGTAAATTTATCGGGGCAATGCGTGTTGTCACATGATTTATATCGTGAAAATTTGTTGCACTAGGATCATGGACAATAGATGATATTGTCCCACCACTATATAAAGTTCCTTTGCATCCAATAACAGAATCCTCATCTGCTCTTACGACAAAATTCTTCCCTGCTTTGATTAGTATTTTCCCCTCAACGTCAAATACTAGGTTCTTTCCTACTTTAATATGGTAGTCTCCATCTATTTTAAGTGAGTGATCTTCCTTAGTGTGATCTGCTCGGTTCTCTGTTAGACTTCGTTTGGCTTTAATATAAGATTCACTCTTAATAATGACTTGCTTGAGTTCATTTATTTTCATCCACCAAACATCCATATCATTTAATGCGTTAGTAACCTTTTTATAAAACCATTCCTTCACTTGTAAAATTTTATTCTTGTCTATTTTAGTTTGTCTATCACCTACTATTGCGTCATTGGAGTTACCACCTACAGATAAGTTTAAATCTTTAATTACTTGTTTGACTTCATTTTTTTCGTAAACTCCATTGACATCTTCATATACTTGAACTTTTTTCTTACCCTTGACGATTTCATGGAACTCACCTTTAGTCTTAGATCCGACATGAAGCTTATAATCTTTAGATACCGTATGGTTGTCATCTCCTAAAGAGACCAGTGTATATCGACCATCGTTTATAATATAGTGGGCCGATTGATTGATCTTCTCGTAGACATCTCTTTTTCTTAGTCTATGAACACTTCCCTCATTCCAAATCCTATCCCGCATCCAATGAATTTCATCTAGAGTCCCACGATATACCAGCCTAGAATTGGATCCTACCTCCATCTTATATTCGTTATAGATTTTTATGTGGTAGTCATTACCCACAGTAGTTTCTAAATTGGAGCCAAATAATTGAATAGAGTTAGTTCCAAGATAAGAAGCTCTGAAGTTTCCATAGACTGTTTTTGTAGAAGTTCCACAGACTTCATGTGTTTCATTTCCGCCAATGATATCTGTTACATCCATTCCAATACAACTGTCTGAATTTCCCAGAATATAAGTTCTATGGTTTGGAGAATATTGGATATTGATTCTGTTACCTAAATTCTTAGAATAGTGGTGACGACCGACTTCATCATAACTTAGGAATGGACCCACATAAGTCTGAACACGCTCTTTATAGGGAGTGTCATCTACCTCATCTATAATACCAGATTCAGATTCGTGAATATGTAGATATGGATACTCAGTTTCTCTATAAGACTCCTCCTCATTCCAGACACCCCCTCCAGAGGAATTTCCAATTCTATCCTTAGCTTTATGAATATGAAAAGTTCTATCTAGCTTTTTCTTCTCCTCGAAAGTGAATTTAGTGTCTGAAGATCTGGATAACTTATGACTCTCAGGTTCATTGAAACTTGAGTATGAATACTTTGGGTTTCCTGAACGTTTTTCTTCATGTGGATCGATAAACCCTCTAGAAATATCTACACCTAATTCTATTTCTTCCTTCCATGGGATATCTTCATTTTCTCCAGGTTTTTCCTTTCTTCGTTTCTCCGACTCAATGAAATTATCTGGAGAATTTTCTGGTTTTCGAGTAAATCCTTGAATGGATCCTAGAATGAGAGGTTGTTGCTTTAATTCTCCATCTAAGAATAAACCAAATACCCAAGTTCCTGGAGGAATACCAGGGCGAGTTGTACCTAATCCTGCGGGACCGGCTTCAGTAGTGGGAATTAGACAAGAAGCCCAAGGAAGATCATCAGCAGATAGAATTGTAAGATCATCCGTATGTAGACCAAAAATTCTAACCTTTACTCGGCCTAGTTTTAATGGATCGTTTCTAGCTTCACAGACACCCATAAAGAACGTAGGTTGAGAATCTAAAATCTGATTATCAGGACCAATCATCTAAGTACCCTCCTTAGTGGGTTTAGGGAAGGTCTGCAGGGTCTTATCAATAAAGGCATCTTTGGCCATCTCTACCGCAGTGATAAAGATTCCATTTGACTTAAAGGTATGTCTGACTCTGAGATTGACGTATGTACCAGCAAAGTGAGGGTCTCTTTGAATCTTTCCTTCAGCAGTAACTTCATGGGAGTGCATAAAGACATCTGTGAAAGTGCCTACGGTAAAGTTTAGATTTCCTGGGATATTGACATAAAGCGTGTTGTTATTGAGTTCTTGGAGCTTCATGACATACTGATTCTTGGTCAGTTCCGGGCAGAAGTCATTACCACCGGTCAGCAACTTATCATGAGTAGGGGTAGCTTTAACATAAGCATCATACTTTATCTGGGAGAAGTATTCCGACTTACGTTTGCCTGGAGTAGTAGCCTCTGGACTTACTGGCTCATCTTGATCATTAAAGACATTTAAGGCAAACTCCTTTCCTGGATACACCCTTCTGACTTTGTCATAGAGATGCTTATTGGACCAAGAATGTTGAACAATCTTTTTAGAACAGTTATCATAACTGACCAAAGTAGAGGCATACATGCCTCTCTTGACATTCTCAAAGAAGTCAAAGTCTTTCTGAAACTTATGCCGTTCTACGGTGGCGAAGTTTTCATGAGTTCTAAACCAAGGAGGATCTCCAGGTGTATCCTTATTCTCACTTCCCCAGATAGAAGGTAATGACATAAAGACATGTTTGTTTCTTTTCGTATCACCCTCCTTTGCTAACTCCATAGTTAGATCTTCTCGAATACCAAATTCTGGAAGACTCTTTGAGTAGTTAAAGGTTTCCAACAACTCAGACCAAGACATGAATACATGTTTATTATCAAGTTGTTCGAAGAAAAAGAATGGGTTTCCATGATCATACTCACTTCCTGCTTTTAGATAAGCCCGGCCTGCTAGGTAGTAAAGACATTCGAGGGGATGAAGATTAGGAAAGTGAACAGATATGGGTTCTTCATCCTTACCTTTCCCAAGTCTATACAATTTTTCAGTCTCATTTACATATCGCCTAGGATCCATATCCGTGCCACTCTTATCTGCTTTAGTTAGTAGTCTATCTCGTTCAACATAAAAAGCAGAAAGAATACTTCTAGCTATTTCAGTAGGTTTCTTCTTATAGATGGTAGAGCAGATTCTGATCTGCTGACTATAAATGGCTTCTTTAGAACAGAAACGAATCAGGTAGGAACCCTTTTTATCATCAGTAAAAACCTTCTCTTCCACTGTATAGATAACAAAGGTCGAGTTTCTCTTGGTAGTAGGTTGTCCATCTGAGGGGATGTTTGAACAATCAAATAGGAGTTCTTCTCCACCCAGTATTGGCCCATAGGAGACAAAGTTATAGACGTCTGTGACCAAGATATCCCCGAAGATTACTGGGGAAAGCATTGACTCATAGATATTGATTTCATCAAACCGACCAGGGAGAAAGATAGAGTTTCCTGAATGAGTCTTTATCTCTAGATTATCTAAGGTGTAACCCCCTACTAAGGATAGGTCTTGATGGATAGCTTCACTCATCTATTAAATCCTTGTTTGGCCTGGGTTACATGGTCTTTCAATTCACGAATTAGTTGATATAGATAGGTAGGTTTCAAGACTCTAATGAGTCGCCTATCATAGTTCTTTCTAGATTCATAGTCATAGTTGGTCACTGGAATGACTCTGGAGTTCTTTAGATTGTAAGACACTTGGTCTTTATAGTACCTATCTACATCATCTAAGGTGTTCCCATTCTCATCTTCATAGTGATGGATATCATAGAGTTGACTGGCATACTTCTGCTTGCAGTAATCTAAGACTTCTCGTTCTTGCTTGAAGTTAGCAAAGAGTGGGTGATTAGGGGAAGAGAGCAAAATGACCCAGGAGTAGGAAGGAGAACCATAAAGTCGGTACGCCAAAGTCTCTATGGTATCTCCTACTACCATCTCTATTTCATCAAACCAATCATCTCTCTCTAAGACTCTAGGGAGAATGGCAATTCTAAACTTTAGATCGGTGTACTCAGTAGAGGTACCGAAATTTGAGGAAGGGAAGTTTTCAAAGTAGAACATGTCTAGTAACCATTGTTGATTGCAGCTTTAGTAAGAACAGTTAGCTCTTTAAAACTTAAATCCAAATTATATATCAAGGGGGCTCCTAAGGAGACTTCTTCTATAGTATTAGGATCAGTAGATCTTTCTTGAACATAAGTCAATAAATTCTGTGCTCTATCACTTCCATAGCGAACCGTAACCCCGGTTAGAACTGAAGGAAGGTGTCTATTGATCCAGGGGTTGATCTCCAAAGAATCATTCTCATTAGTAGCAGCCCCACTTGAACCCTTAACCTTAGTCATATGCCGAATCTGAATGATTTCTGGTGAGGCAAATAACTTATTGGTCATACTGATGGTCGCATAAGAAGTACCAGTACCATCGCCCTTGGTTGGGATTTCTACTAAACCCGGTACGGCTGACCACTTAAATAATTGAATTATATTGGAAATCAGGATAAGATCAGAGGGAGAGGTAGGAATGAGATTGAAGTTGTAACCAAAGGTTCTAGGAGAGATACCCCTAAAGGCTTCTTCCTTATACTCCTGCATATAGTAACCAAGACCAGCCTGAACCCCACCTTCGATGACTTTAGTTGCATCTGCCCCTATTCCCGCATTAGCAGCCTTGCCCATAGTTCTAAGAATTTCAGACATTCCCTGACCAATAAAGGCTCCTTTCATTTCATCAGTGAGACTCTTATTATTGGTTTCATGGACAAGGGACATGGCTGTAGTAGTCAGTCTCCCTAAATCCATAGCCCCGGCTTCTGTCATCCAATTTGGTCTGTAACTCACTCCCCCACTAGGAGGTTCTGGAAGATAGATGTCTGCCATCTTATCCCCTTTAGGAAGATCTGCAATTAGGTCAGCCCCTCCGGGACGTTCTAACGCAGCCTTATACCCACCCCCTTGATACTTAAAGATACTAAAGCGTAGGATATTCCCCGCAGCATAGGAGGATAAATTATTCGGGAAGAAGTAGGCTTTAGGAGCTTTGGAATCAGCAATCAACTCAGACGGATCTAAGGAAGAAGAATTCTTAGACTCAGCATTTCTAGAAACTTCTGCCTTGACATTCCTGCCTTTGTAGTAAACCTGTCGATTATGTTTAGGTTTTTCTTCCACTCCAACTCCCCCCAATAGATCATTTCACCTATTTAGTGGAGGAATCTTTAAACTAAACTAAATAGGTGAAATAGGAATGAATCCCCATGGAACATCTGTACCGCCCAATAAACCCAGGTAAATACCTTGGAGACCCCACTAGAATATACTATAGGTCTTCCTGGGAAAAGAAGTTTATGCGATTTCTGGAGGAATCTCCTAGGATTAAAGAGTGGGCTTCTGAAGAAATCAACATTCGATATTTCCTGACTACTGATAAGAAGTGGCATAGGTACTTCCCAGATTTCTTTGTAGAGTTTACCACTGGAGACAAGTTTATCTTAGAGATAAAACCTTTTAGTCAACGAATCATTAAGGAAGGACCCAGAGTGGCTAAATCTCAGCAACTTCGGTTTATTCAGAACCAGACCAAATGGCAGTTTGCTGACACCTTTGCTAAGGAACACGGCATGACATTTTTAGTATTTGATGAGTATGATTTACGTAAGCTAGGAGTAGCTGTTCCGGTATCTTCAACCACTGTCCCTAAACAGAAACTACTCTACGAGAAGACCAGTCCTTATGGAAACTCAGTGGCAAGATTCATCCAACCCTTAGTTTCAGGTAGATCATGAACACTGTAGCTAAAGACCGACTAGTCTCCACTGAAATTCTTTCTAGAATCAAACAGTACTCCTATGCTAGACCTAATAAGTACATGGTAGCCTTTGCAGTACCTGATAAACTGTCTAAATACATTGCCGTGGTTGATAACAAACTAACACGAGAAAGACAGGAGTTGATCAACTTCAACTGTGCTAGGATCGCCAGTCCAGAGAGGCGATTAGAAGCCTCAGATGTTCAGAGTTCAGCCCATGAGTCTAGGATTGTTATTGCTGGAGAAATTCGTCCCCCTATTCAACTAGGATTTATCTGTCATTCGGATATGTATGAAAAATATCTGTTTGATCTCTGGTTGGAATTTATCTTTCACCATAAAGAAAGAACGGTAATGTTTCAGTGTGACTATTCCACTGAGATAGTTTTGACTCAGTTAGATCAGAAGCACAATCCTAGGTATGAGATTCGTCTCTCCGAATGTTTCCCTATTCAGGTCTCTTCCTTCAACTATGATTATCAACCTACTAATTCTCCTATCATCATAGATGTTACCTTTTCATTCTCATCGTTCTCCTGTTCTTCCTTGGTTAAAGAAACTACTCCCCCCACTATTGCCACCTAAGGAGAACTAGAAATGATTCGCGAACAGGTAGAATGCTTTGTTCCGGTAATTCAGAACCAGACAGATTATCTTATTCATACGTTGTTACTGAACAACACCTTCTCTTCTGAATACTACTTTAAAGATAGGCCTAACTTCTCCTTTTCTAGAGTTGAGTATATAGATGTTATTCCAGAACTTCAGAGTCTGTCAGTTCTTCTAGGCCGAACTGTATTCTCTTTAGCCTCTTCTTCACAGGCCTTAGTGACTGACACCTTTACCATAAATAACCGACAACTCCTTGAAATCCAATACAAATCAGCACTGTACTTCAATACCCAAGAGGATCTCTCTACTCTAATTGAAGTCCCCGGTCAGACTGAAATAAACTTGAATCTAGTGTACCGGTACTTCAGAAAGCCTAAGCAGATAATCAGCAACAGTGTATTAGAAACTCGGTTGAGTACTTTAAGACAGAATAAAAACTACATCATTACCAAGTTTACTGATAAATTTTACGAGTTCAATAATGTCATTATTGTAATTATCAATAAAATCACTCAAAGGAAAGAGACCTACTTTGTCCAGGAAGACAACAGAACTGCTATCCTTCTTTAACTTACCTAAGGTGACTTATGCCTCTACCTAAACATCGTTTTCCTACCTACGAACTCTTTCTCCCAGGTTCAGAAAAGACCGTAAAATATCGCCCTTGGGTTTCAGTAGAACACAAGAAGTTATTGACGGCCTTGATGCTAAAAGATGAAAATCAGATTCAAGAAGCCGTAATCGAGATTCTTGATGGGTGTACCTTCGATCTACTTGATATCAGGAATCTCCCAGTAGTAGACTTTGAACTACTCTTTATCTCCATTAAGGCTAAGTCCAAAGGAGAAAAGGTAGATCTAAACTATACTGCTACTATGGATATCGATGGGACTGATGATATCGTTCCCCTAGAGTTAGATCTAACCGAAGTTCAGATTACTAAGTTTCCTGAACGGGAACTGTTTCTTTCTGGGGGATTAGGGATCAAGATGAAGTTCCCCACTGTGGCCCTGGCTAAACTGATAGATCAAGAAGAAGATGATTTCAGTAAGATGGCACGGTTAGTAGAGTTCATCTTTGATAAAGACAATATCTACCATTCAGATGAGTATACTGTTCATGAGATTGCAGAGTGGTTAAAAGGACTTATTGATCTTGATATCCAAAAGATCATTGAC